GCAGGCGATTGGCAGCCCAGCCCACGTTCAGGCCGATCAGGCTGACGATCTGATATAGCCACGCCACTTTTGACGTGGAGGCCGGTGGCTTGACAAAAACCGTCACGGCTTTGCAGGCGATGACAAACAGGGATGCGTACAGAGCGTACGTGTCCGGCAGCGCACTTAGGAGCGCCGATAACGTTTCCATATTAGATTTTCCTAGAAGAATGGTCCGCCTTAGCCAGCGCTGAGCGCACGCACCAAGCGGGAAATCGGGTCAAGCTGCAATCGCGGCTTTGAAATCGGGGATGTTGCCGAGGGCGTTTGCCGCACCAAGAGGCGTATTGTAATGCACCTTGTGATACCGGCTCATCCCTGCGGGATCATCAGCGGCGGGCAGGGGCTCATGTACACGATAAAACCGGATACGAGCTACTGCACAGGCATAGCGCAGGTGATAGATCATGACGTCTGCTTTCGGAGCAGATACACCCGCAATCTGTTGCATCTTGGTCGCCAAGCGGGACTGAGCGGGAAACCGTAGAAAGTTGGTCCAGCAGTCGTCGTGCGTCGCAGGCTCCATCTGCCACAGGCCAAGAGCCGGGCCTCCGCCAATCTGCCGCAGGTACGCCGTATCACTCTCAGCCAGAGCAGTTCCAGTCAGGAGATTGACCGCCGCATCTCCGCCCAGCCCAAGGTAGTCCAGCGTTGGCCGAACGATCTCGTTTTTGAGTTGCGTGAGGTTCAGGCCGCTCATCCCAGATGTCCTTTCAACCAGGCGTAAAAGGCTCCCAGACAAAGGCCCGCAATACCAAGGGCCTTTGGCCCCAAGGTGTTTGCAGCCCAGATGGTATTTTTCATTGCCCGGTCACGTTCGCCACGAACACGGTCCTGTTCGTCCAGCTTGGTTTGAATCGCCTTGAGCGAATTGGCTTGATCTCGTGAGGAAGCCGCTTGCTGAGCAAGCAAAATACCGTGCTCATGGACCTGCTTTGCAACGCCGTCGAACTTGTCTAGATGGCGCTCAAATTCAGGCCTGAGAACGTAATCACCGGGCCCGCCTAATATTTCGGGCATCCGCCCCTCCAATAAAAAAAGCCGCCCCTGAGGGCGGCTGTGTCAGTCAGATTGTCGGCAGGGTCAGTTGGCCAGTGTGCCGTTCTGGCTGTCCGTCCACTTGGATGCGGACGTATGCCAGTAGGCTGCCACACCGGTAATCCCGTTCAGAGTGCAGTCGGAACACCAGCGCTGTTCCCCATCTACCGCGCCCGTTCCCAGCGCAGAAAGGGTCTTGATCGGTAACTGGATATTATCAACGGGCGCAACAGACCACGGGCGAATGTTAGCCCAGCTTCCATCCGTGCTTCGAACATCCAGTGTGGGGCCACTCGTGTCGTCGGCTGCCTGAAGTACAGATCCGATCGCCGTCGTTGATGTCGGGAAAAATTTCAGGGCCTTGCCGTTACCTACATAGCCACCGCCCGCTAGGCCCGCATTCCCCTTGATATAGACATCGCCATCGGAATTTACGGTCCCCACTTCCAGAGCTCCACGACCACCGCCTGAGCTCATGAGGGAGAGCGTGCCCGCGCCATCAGCGCTTAGGTAGGGGGCAGGTACGCCTGTCTGGACAGGAAAAAACGTTAGGTTGAACCCGTTGAGCAGATACGCGTTAGCGCCGAATGCTGTCGTGCCATCTCCGTTCACCCTCAGCCCGCAATTCTGACTGTACCCGCAAAGGGAAACTGACCCGTAGTTACCTCCATAGTTCCATTCAATATCACCCTGTTCGGACCCGCCATAATTGCCGGTCGAAACACGATTGCCATCCACCGTTACGCCTATGTGGACAACAGCCTGCTGCCAGCCTGTGGGCGCCGAAGGGTTGCCGATGTCCGTCCAAATCATTGACGTCATACGATTGGCGGATGCGATCCAGTTCGTCCAGCTGGCGTCAACCTGCCGCGTCACAGCACTGCCAGCGGCCAGATTGCAGAGCGAGGGCATGGCAATGAAGCCTCCATCAGCCCAACTCTCAATATCCCAGTTACCGCAACCACCGTTGGTAATCAGATGGTGATTGATATTGCCGCCGAGGAACATCTGGCGACTATCAGTCGTGAGAGCCTCCGGCTGGTTTCCCGCATTCAGACTAATACCCTGCCACCAAATAGAATGCGCCGGAGCCGTGCCATTGACCAGATTCAGGTCCATCTCAAGCGGCGTGAACTGATGAACCAGCGACCGATTGGTGGCAGATGGCTTGAGGTCGTTTACGTCTACGGACGTAAACCAGTTGTTGGTGAATGAAGAGCCTGCTGCACCGCCTCCGAGCCACACGGTAGGTACGGATCGCGCGCTCCACACAGTGTCGAGGGCGGTTGTCTGCGGAACCTGCCCACTCGCACCCGTCCCGTAACCAGGAACGTCCCACGCGTATACGCTGATAGACGTATCACCCGCCGCAGGCTGTTTGCTGACGAAACCGGCAAAGAGGTTCTTCTTTGGTAATTCTCCGTCGGTATTGGTCAGGGAAAGTGAAGGGCTGGGGGAATTCGTCGTGATATACATTCCCTGATAAATACGGGCGGCGTCTCCGGCTGCGAGCGGGGCCGCCAGCTTCACGCTATTCGCCGTATAACCGGTCGCAGTAAGAACAAATCGCGCTGGCTGGTTTCCGTTGAGGATACAGTTTGCCACTGTATCAAATCCACCCACACCGACAACGGACGTCGCCCCTCCACGAAAATCCTGCTGGGAAATAGGGAATTGCTGGGAACTCACACTCCCCATCATCGATAGGATCAGCCCACAACCACCGGAATAATTTGTGTAAGGGTCAGTCTGGAGGAATAGACTGCGCGTCAGATACCCGCTCCCCATCTGGGTGACGCCGCCCATAAGGTTTGACTCATACCCCTGACTGAACAGTTCCGGCGTTGATTTGGTCTGCCAGTCACCGATGCGGCTGCCGCCACTAGCCAGCGGAGCGCTAACACTTCCTGTTGTGTCCAGCCCGGCTACAGTCGAGCCAATATCCGCCTGCTGGACGGAGTTATCCGCGTAGGTGGCTGTGTCGCCCAAAATAGCAGACCACGACAGGCCTGCGATTACGTTGGCATTGGACAATCCGCCCGGAGCCAGCGTTGGAACATATTTACTGGAACCGGAGGCCGTCGCTGCGGTCGCCCCTATACGAACGACTGATTTTGGAGCCAGCATTTTCACGGCTGCCGCGCGCAACGGATGCCGGATGTGGTTCGGAACAACGTCAGCGGCTCGAACACCAGACACAAAAAAAGCGGCCGAAGCCGCTAGAAAAATCATTTTTTTCATCGGATTATCCCGCCGATACCATGACATATTGACCGTTATTCCAGAGCGCGCCGGAAATACCTGGGTCAATAGTGGGCAAATCAACCTTGATCAGGAGATGGCCATCCGCAGAGGCGCCCATGACTTCAACGCCATTCAGCATCAGTCCCAGATCAGATGAAAGGGCGGCAACGCCACCGGCTATGTCTTTTTGGTCATCCAGAGCTGTCTTGGATGCGTCCGTAATCGCGTCGGAGACCGCAACTCCGTCAATCTCAGCACCGCTGATATTAATGCCCTGAAGCTGCGCCTCCAAGAGAAGAGGGGCCACCTGCTTTGCCAGAACATTCAGGGTGACAGAGACCAGATTGCTTGTTGTTCCACTCATCAGGAATACTCCCGGATACGGATCTTGCCTGGTGCTCCGGACGATCCGTACTGCGTTCCGGCCCCAACGCTCCCAGTCCCTCCGCCGCCAGCACCGAAACCACGAGCGCTCTGAGAAACTCCGTCCGCAGATCCGGTCGTGGCATTAGGTCCGCTACTCCCCCATTTGCTAGGTGGAGCAGCCCCCATTAGCGGGACAGGGATCCCGTTGCTGGCCCCATACATGACAAAAGGGCTCTGCCCGTTTTCGCCTGTCAGGGCATCGGAGACCGTAACCCCCTCCGTCGCAGTCACGACGGTTGTACCGCCTGCCACCTGACCGCCCCACGCGCTATTGCCCGGAGCAATCGGCCCGGTCGAATTGCCTCCGGCACCACCGTTCGCGGTAGCTATACTCCCAAATGAAGTAGCCCCACCCGTACCACCAACAGCGTTTGCAGCCGTCGATCCCAAACCACCATTGCCTATCGAGAGATAGAACCCTCCAGCCGGGACGGACACTTTGGTCAGGTCGACAAAGAGTCGGATATAACCACCTGCCGCTCCTGGCCCGCCGCAGGCAACTGAGTTGCTGGAATTGCCTGTTGCAGACGCCGATGCTCCGCCCGCGCCCTGAATCTCGACTTCCAGTAACTGTGTCTTCGTTTGTGGGGTGAAATACTGACTGGCCGTATAATCCGCATCTTTCAGAAGACGACCGGATTCCAGCTCGGGAATAGTCGACCAGAACGTGTTTGCTCGCTGAGAGTATGTTACGCCGGAGGCTGTTGTCGCACCACTCGGGACGGTGAAGGTCATCAACGGGATAACGCTGCCATTTGCAGGAGCAGCCGGAGCACTCTGTGCCAGCGTCAGTACGACCTGCGAGGCCCGCCGCGTGGCAAGCTGGGTGCCTGCATTGTTAGGGCCTGCCTGCGTCTGCGTGGGATTGTCAGCGCTCCAGAACGGGAGAAGTGTGTTGTCCGTATCCACGTCCGAACACAGCGCATAAAGGGTATATGTGCCGCCTGTTCCAGGGATGGTCAGCGTCTGTGCCGAAGGGAGAAGATACTGCTTGGTCGTGACCGTTGCATCAGCAGGGAGGCCACCGCCTTGGCCGCCAAGCGCAGTCGGCAAGATTGACCCTGAAGCAAGGATAACGCCCGCGCCGATCGTAACAGTCAGAGCTTCCGGACTTAGCGTCGGAGAAAAACCCCACGCAGCGACTGTGCGGCCGAACAGAGCATCACCTAGACCACCAACGCTCAACGCCATCAGCTTCTGAGCAAGGAGCAGGTCCGTATCTTGCGGGATCTGGCCCGGATAAACGATATGAGCGTCCACTCGGACCTCCGTTAGGATGAGGGGAGGGTGTTGCGTATCCAGGCCACGACACCGGCTGTCTTGGTCTGGACGACTGATTTGCGGGTAATCGGAAGGACTTCATCCGTGACCGCGGTCTCAAGAAAAAACTGGCCGGGAATACCGGAGTACCGGAGAGCGGGGGTGCTGTAGCCGCCTAATCCTCGAGAAGCACCTGCGGGAAGCAGGGCTCCACAATCTGCCGCATTCCAGCACTCGATAATCTGAAAACTAGGGGCGCCGGATACTGTCACTGCCGCCGCAACGGCAGCGCGCGTGTTTTTCCTGGCAATTAGGGCTGCCTCGATGCGGGCCAGATACAACGCATCCGTTTCGCCGCTGGCACGCGGGAATTGACCAGCGCCGAACAGGTCGTTGGCCGCCAGATCCAAAACTGTACCCGTCGAGGTCTTGAGACGGGTAGAGGCCTGGACCTGCTGGAGAAGTGTCCAAGCTCCGGCAAGAGCGCTGCCAAAACCTGACAGGATGCCGACAAGGACCGGGGCCTGCTCAGTCGAGCCTGTTGCGACTGGATCGGGAAACCACCCTCGCGGTAGCAATCCTCGCAGCCGACGAACGAAATCGCTCTGATCGCCTGTACTCATGAGGATGCGCTCACTGTGACCGAGACCGTTCCGGGGCGAATTGTGGTTTTCTGAGCCGCCGCAATGTCAGACTGCGCCCCGTTCAGCAGAACATCCGTCACGCCATTAACGGTCACGCCAGCGCTCGTGTACGCGAGGTAGGAAAGGCGGGAATACTCGTAGCCAGCACCCACAGCGCGGGCCGTGATATCAGCGGAAATCGCTGTCGATACAGCAGCCGTGACGGCAGAGACGTCAGTACCTACAGGCACGAGCACAGTCAGCGAGACGTTTGCGATCACGTCAGTTGGGGACTGGACTGCATACTGAACGCCAAGCGCTTTCACGTCCGAGATGGCATCGTAAATACTGCTCAGAAGAGCGTCAGACGGCGTGCCGGAGCCATCGTCTGCTACAACAGTGAAATATCCCGGCGTGAACATGTTATCAGGCGCGTAGCCGTCAATCAGTTCCTGCGTCAGGCCGTTCTGAACCCCAGATACAGCATTCTGAACAGACGCCCGATTGGCCGTCGCTTTCGCGGCCAGCCAGACCGGAAAGCGAGCGCGCAATTCTGCGTCCGTTTCCTGATCAGCCCCGTTCGTAAGCGCTGCGCCATTGGTGACCGTATCAATGCCGGAAACACTGGTGCCCAACAGGCAAATTGCCCCGACAGCCACGTTTCCAGATGATCCGGCCGTGACAGCCTGAACCGGAACAGTGATCGAGGGCGTCCCAACCGGCCGAACGTAGCCGCCTGACGCATCAGACCACGTTGAGATGGAGCTATCCTGCACGACCGCGTAGGACACACCAGCAACCGTCCGAACCAGAACGCCCGGCACTACAACTGCTGAGGACTGCGAGGGCGTAAAGCTCGTTAGAGTGACGGAGCCCGTCGCGGCCGTTCCCGGAAGCCTTGTCATGCCATAATCAGCGACAAAGCTGTCGGCGTCTGCGCCCGATGATGTAGCCAGTCGCGTGACAAGCAGGATCTGAATCGCCTGATACTGAAGCCACAAAGCAACGCCAGAAACGCTTTCGAGAAGCGCACGTCCAGCCGTTCCGACAGACAGATCCAACAGCGAGGCGCACGATGCCTGTGCAGCAGCCACGGCCGCGCTGACGGTCGTTGAAAACGATCGGAGATTTAGGGACATGCACGCGCCAGAAACAGAAAAGGCGCCCCAAAGAGCGCCTTGTTGCCGCAAAAAGGGCAATGATAGATTAGGAGTACGCCGACTGTGTCACAAGTACAAGCGAAATCAGGCGGAGAATGAGAGCCCCTGGACAGTCTGTGTCTGCTTGTCCACGTACTGGATCACGCACAGATACTGTCCAGAACCTTGATCCGTAATCGTTACCGTCGGGGCCTGAGACTGGTCGACCGCGCTTTCCTGCTGCAACTGAGCAAGAACGGCTGCCTGAATATCGCCTTCCTGCATTGGAGACCCGATGCGAGCGGGTAGCCCAACGCCGTAGTCGAGGTGCCAGGGGTAATCGCCCGCGTTCGTGCACAGTCGCCGCAGGATCGCCTGCCGTGCTTCTTCTGCGGCGCCGACAACGCCAAGGCCACCCGCGCTATCGAGAATCAAGTCTCCGCCAATGATGTGAGAAATTGCGCTCATCCTACAGGACCTCCTGTGTTGCCGCCATTATTACCATTAGTGTGGACGTGGCCGTTGAGAGAGTGCTCGTCAGTCTTCACGTCTTCCTCGCCAATCACAGTTTTGTCCGTCGTAATATTGCCCCCAGTGACCGCAAAACCAGACGAGGTGAGGGATGCAGTGCAGTCACCGACTTTCCACGTTATGCCATTGGCGTTCAGTGTTTCGGTTGCATCGCCAACGCCCGAATAAATCGCGCCCTGCGTAATGTGCAACCACGATGCCTGGCTATCTGCGCCGTCATCCGTCTGACTTCCAAGAGCAGGGGGCAGACCGCATCCAGCGCGGATCAGCAATTCCCCCGGCTGAGCCGGTTTCCCGGTCGCGGGGGACACAGGCGGCATGACAACAGCATCGAACTGCGCCCCGATTACGCTCAGATGCTCGGCATCGCCTTCCATCGACAGAAGCGTGACATGCTCGTTCATATCCGGAACACGACAGATGCGGATTGAACCGGCCGCTATCGTCGCAACCGGCAACCAGCCACTCTCAGTATTATCAGGTTGCACCAGAACCTTAACCGCGTGGTTAACCGGATCGACAGCCGAGACGATGCCATGACAAGGCTTTCCCGCCCGCGCCACAGCAGCTTCAGCCACACGGCGCGCCTCATTCAGTGCTGTCACTGTTTCCTCCGTTCGAGGCTTCGCGGTTCCTCAATGTTACGTCCTGCAGAAACGACCCGTCTGCGCCAAATGTGCTGGACACAGCGTCCACTGCGTACGCATCGTCACCCGTCAGATCCCAGGTACTACCCGTGCCTGTAAACCGCATGAAATGGCGTGGTTCCAGCGTAATCCGACCCGGAATATTGAGAGAGACAGTCCGATCATGGGCAATAATTTGCCGATAGAGCGCCTCCGCTTTGCGCTCAATCTGCTCCTGACGAAGCCCCGGAAACCGATAGCTGTAGAGCGTGCCAGCGTTCTCAGCCAAAGTGCGAGAATGCCCGTCAGCCGAGAAATACGTTTCAGCCCGCGTCCGCTG